AAGAAATATCACCACTTGAACAGCAGGCGATTGAAGCGGCTGAACGAGGTGACGAAGCTACGTTCGAAAACTTGTTACGCCGTATCGAATTAGAGCGAGAGGTCGATCAGGCCATTGAATCTGATGATGTGGCTACGTTTGAGCGTGCCTCACGAGAGCTAGCGTTTGAAGAGCGTCGAGCAGAAGATCCCAGCATTGATGAGCGTAGGAAATATGGACCTCCAGAAGGGCCGCTGGCCTCACCACTTGAGCGTGCTCGCGTCGAAAGAGACGTAGCGCAAGAAGACAAACTCCGAGAAACTGATACTCGTGTTGCAGAAGCTGAACGTGCACGTAGCGAACAGCGGCGTATGGGTATTCTTCAACAGACGATTGATGAGACGCCTACACGTAACTACAACACACTCACAAAGAATTTTGAGCAACGCCTTGCAGATGCGGGTTTAACTGACACGCAAGCTAATCAACGCGAGGCTCAGATCATCGAACGTGCGGTTAATGTTCAACGTGCGGAAAGAGGCGATCGTGAGGTACCTGCCCCAACACCTGCACCGTTAGAGCAAATCGAAGCTACACCAGAGTCGACACAGTTAGGTGCTATGGAGGCTCGTGTACGTGGGCGACCTGAATCACCTCAAGCTACATTGCCCGGTATAAAGGAACCTAGAAAGCAGGCAGAAGCCCCTGCACCTACACCGGAAGAACCGACACCTGCCGCACCGGACATTATGACTGAAGAACGTCTAAACGCTTTAGGTATTGCTCCAAAATCACCCGTGCGTACGGCGTTAGTTGGTAAAGACCTCAATCAACCTGAGACACAACGACGCCTACAAAATGTTGTCAACAACCCTAGACTTGCTAGTCAACAAGCCCGCACAAATGTGGCACGATTACTAGAAGATCTATCAGGGGGCCAACGTGATTTATTTACGCCGACGACACAGGGACGCAGACAAACCCCTGAGACAGGAGTTCGAGATGCAAGAGTTGCAGAACCTCAGCAAGTTCCAAGTGGAGTTGGCGTTTCAACTGCTGTACCAGATGTGGGGGCAGAGCGAGCAGTACCTCCTGCACAGCCAGATACCACCGGCGCTGTCGCACCTGAAGGAACAGGAGTGGCAGACATTGGAAGAAGCGTTGGAGAGCCTGTACGAAGAGAGGCTGTTGAGCAACCTGCACTAGAAACTACTAGGGGTACAAAACAGGCAAAGAAAACTACCACACGTAAACAAGTTACACGTAAAGCTAAAACGCCTGCGGCCCCGGCAGAAAAGAAAGCGGAAGTAAAGGCCGTTGAAGTTAAGAAGAAAGCTGAAGCTGAAGCTAAGAAGAAAGCTGAAGCTAAGAAGAAAGCTGAAGCCAAGAAGAAACCTGCGGCTAAAAAACCTGCGCCACCTAAAAAGCCTACACTACGCGATACGCTAGACGAAGAAACGCGCAAAGAGCTTGAGTACCAAAAGGAAGCAAAGCAGTTACGTGCGCCGCGCACATCGGACATACCAGATATTGACGATCCTCTTACCGCATCAGACATAAAGATGATCGCCGCGATGGTTAGAATCGCTACGAAACGCGGTACAAACGCACCTAAACTTGCTGAAGAAGTTAAACGGTATCTAGCTACACCAGAACGAATCATTGATGGTATTGCCGAGGCCATCTACGAAGATGTAACTGATGCAAGTAATTATAGAACACCTACAGATGAAGACGGTACACCGTTAGATTCAGAAGCTACTCGAGAGTACATGCAGAGTCACAGCGCTAAAAATGCTCGTATAGTGCTTGCATACCTCAAAGAATCTGGCTCTAAACAACTTAATGATTGGATTGCTAGTCGCCGAGCTAAAGTTCAAAATTTAGAGAACAGGCAAGTTGCCGATATCATTCGTATCCTCAAAGAGCGAGATAAGACAAAGAGCGCCAGCAAAAAACTATCTGAGAAGCAGGTACGTCAGTACGTGCGTGGTGAAATCGACGATACAACCGCTGAAATTATTGAGCGGGCCATAGAAGCAGATGCCGCTCGTAAACAAACCGCAAAAGAGAAAGCCGAGCAAGAAGCCGCTGATGAAGCTATTGCGGATGAAAGAGCACGTATTATTGATATTGGTGATATAGAAGCGTTCGATGATTCATTGCCGTTAGAGCTACGTGTTGGAGAAACTTACACAGACACAATACTGCACCCCGCCGCGATAGCCGCTTTGAAAGATGGAGATCTTCGCGGTGCATTAGCCATACTAGCTACAACACCTGATAAAGACGTGGCACGTATAGCTAAAGTGTTTGCTGAAAAGATAGGCGACACAAAAGTTGAAGTAGCTTCGTCTCGAAAGATCGCTGAGAACGTAGTCGCATTTAATGTTGAAGAGAGCCTTGCGGGTTCGTTCGATCCTAAGACCAACACGATCTACTTAAATCCTGACTTAGGTATTAGTCGGCACGCTCTTCTGCACGAAGTAGCTCACGCACTGACTTCGGCATCGTTGTCAAACAAGTCAAGCCCCACAACTAAACAACTTAACAAACTGTTCGATGATGTTAAGGACATGTTGGGTACGGCGTACGGCACTAAGAACCTTGATGAGTTTGTCGCTGAGGCTATGTCGAATCCACAGTTCCAAGCGGATCTTGCGGGACTCAACCCCAATGGATCAGACATTAACGCGTTACAACGTTTCTTTAACAGTGTAGGTAACTTCATCCGACGTTTGATTGGACGAGATGCTAAAGACATTGACTCTGCTCTAACTCGTGCTGACATGTTGATTAACGAGATCCTTGCTCCTGCACCTGAGTATCGCGATGCCAACTCGCTAGCCATGAAGAGCGATGCGGAAGGCGTTAAACAGGTTATGAACGATGTGGGTAAGGTGCAGAAAACTGTTGGCAAGCCAATCTCTAAGAGAGAGCGCACGTCCCTTGCTCGTAGCACTTTTGATTACCTAAACAGAAACATTAAAGATGCGGGTAGTGCGGCTAACGCGGCTCGTAGAAAAGCACTTTTAGCACTGCTTGATTTGCAGGCGCTCGGCGATGTCGCAGGATTCTACAACGAGAAAGTTGGTTTACTTTCTAGTGAGATTCTGACAACGATCAAAGAGATGCGCGGCATGATGGACAACCGTGCGAACGTTGTATCGAGAGAAGTTGCTAAGGTAGAGAAGCTACTCAGTAGAGGATTGCTGACCAAAGCAACATTTAAGGACACGCCAAAACAAAAGCATTTGGATGAACTGATCTACAATCCTGAATATGGTGCAACAATCTATCAGGTAGACCCTACACTTACCCGAACAGAAGCGAAGAAACGCTATGAAGGTAAGACTGATGACGACGGCAATGACTTATGGGATATTTGGCAGAAACAACGCCCTGATTGGGAAGCTCTCGGAGATGACGGTCAGAAAGCGTACGTCACTATGCGTGACATGTACAAAAACCTATACAACGAACTCAAGGCGGTCATCAGCGAACGCATTGACGCTACTGCTGGAGCTAACACAACGATAGCAAACAAACAAAAGCAGGAAATATTCGCTAAGTTGTTCGACACCAAAGCACTAGATGTCTACTTCCCCTTGATGCGGGAAGGCGAATACAAACTAAGTTACACATTTAAAGCAGGCAAAGCACCGAAGGGTGAAGATCTTCACGGCTTCTTGATGTTCAAGAGTAAAGCGGAACGAGACGCCATCGCTAAAGAACTTAGGGCGAACTCTGATATCGACGCCGTAGATGTATTTGACGGTAATTTCAAAGTGTTGAAAGGGCAGAATGCGCCGTCTTCGACGTTTATGAAGGAAATACTTCAAGTAGTAGACGCGTCCGGTGTAGATCCTATAGTACAAGATCAGCTAGTGCGAATGTTTGTTGCTACTTTGCCAGAGTCTTCGTTCGCTAAATCTCTTCAGCGCCGTACAGGTGTAGCTGGATACGATTCAAATTCAGTAAAAGCTATGAAGACCAAAGGGTTTGACCTCGCACGGCAGATTGAACGGATGCGATACCTAGGCCGAATTCAAGATTTAGAAGGACAGCTAGCTGACAAAGATATCAAGGCTAGAGAAGGCGAAGAGTCTCAATTAAACGAGGTTCGTGAAGAACTTATACTGCGGACTGAGTTCGCTAAGTTTGGTTCTGATAGCAAATTGTTTGGTATACCTATAGAAGGTGCGGCACGAACAGTTAACCAAATAGCATTCGTGTACACGATTGGCGCTAACGTGGCTTCAGCGATGGTACAGCTAGCTCAAGTACCTATGTTTACATACCCAATGTTGGGTGCAGTCTACGGATATGACAATACGCAAGCAGAGATAATGAGAGCGTCTCGTATTGTCATGGGCGCAGGGGTGAAGAGTGGTGAGACCATTGGGGACCGAATTGCACCAGCGGCTGGTCTTGATTTGTACTACGACATATCTGACGACGCTACATCTATAGAATTAAAGAAAAATTTAAAGGTGCCCGATAAGGTACTTAAAGACCTTGAGCTCCTAAAGCCTCTTGTACTTAAAGCGTATCGACAAGGGGATCTGTCACGGTCATTCGTACTTGATTCGATTGGGTTGAAAGAAGGTGGCAGAGCATACAACCCAAAATCTTTTGTTGGGGCACTGCAAGCTGGTTTAGATTTTGGTACTGGTTTGTCCGCGATGATGTTTAACCAAGCAGAACGTTTGAACCGGCAGACTACTTTAGTTGCGGCATATCAACTGGAGTTAAACCGGTTAAATAAAGAACAACCCAACTTGTCTAAAGATGTTAGAGAAAACATGGCGGCAGATGCCGCTATATATAACACGTTAGAGCTTAACACTGGTGCAACACTAGAAACTGCTCCACGTATCGCGCAACAAGGTCTTGGACGAGTCGCCATGATGTACAAAACATATGGCCTACGTATGTACTACACCATGTTCAAGACCGCAGGTAAGGTGCTAGAAGACTACCGACAAGCGCGTATAGATTCTGGCGTGCCGAAAGCGCTGGCAAACGCCGCTACAGGTGTGGCCGCAAGGCAGATGGCTGGTATACATGGGTCAGCAGTTCTCTTCTCCGGCATACACGGTATACCGCTTTATGGCGCGGTCCAACTTATGTTCGACAACAACATATTTGGGTTCCGAGATATACTCAGGTGGATTGCAGGTCTATTCGAAGAAGAAGAAACGCTATACCCAGAGCAGGGTGATGACTTCAATACGATTGTTAGAAACTATCTCGGAGAGGGTTGGTATAAAGGTGGGTTGAACGCCGCGTTAGCAGAGATTGGCGTCGGTGCGGACGTTGCGTCTCGTATACGATTGACAGGATTACTTATTCAACAGAATCGATTTAACCCTGATCCTTCTGTAGAAGAGTTCTTCGGATACTATCTTGGTGGTCCCGCCTTAAGTGTGGGTAAACGTATTGGAAGAGGTATTACAGACTTCCAAGAAGGTAATTTTGAACGTGCGGCAGAAGGTATGCTCCCCGCAGGAATAAGTAATATGTATAAAGCCACTCAGCGATACAGTCGCGAAGGTGGTATCAGGACACGCCGAGGTGATCCTATCTATGATGATATAACATCAGGCGAACTTGCGGCTCAGTTCTTTGGTTTTGCTCCTGCGGAGTACATACGTATTCAAGAAGAGAACCAAAACCTGAAAAACATTGATAGAAAGACTAGCAAAAAACGTTCAGATCTTATGAAAAACTACTACCTTGCAATGAGCATGGGTACTTACGATGACATGAGAGAAGTGTTTGCTGAGATACTGAAGTTCAATAAGGCAAACCCGAGTTTTGATATCGACGCTGATTCGCTAGACAGATCTATAAGCCAGCACCTGAAGTCTTCTACCAAAATGCACAACGGTGTGCAGTTATCTCCAAGAATGATGGATGCTATCAACGACAACCGTGCAGGTATCGAAAACACATTCATACCGCCTAAAGAGGTTGAGAAGTAAAAAACCCCCTTCGGGGGACCAAAGGGGGAAAAGCCACATACTTTTCGGAGCCGTCAAGTAGGGCGAGGAGAACGACAGAAGGATCGGGTGGAACCCACTGTCGTAAACACACTATCACATTTTACGCCAAAAACGTACCCCTAGACACTCGTCCTCAATCCTCAGGCGATGTTCTATATCCCATCCTTTTTCGGCGCAGATGCGGGTAACTTCTTTCACAGCCTCTTCTGTGTTGATACAGGGCACAAATATCGAGGCACCTATACTCAAGTTGTCCCAGTTAACTTCGATGCGTACCCCATCAGGAGCGAGATCATAAGTCTTCAAGATTTTCATCGTCAGGCTCCATATCAAACTTCATAGCGAGCACATCAGATGCGGGTAGTTGTAGGTTAGTGCCTTTGGTCAACCGCACCTTCTTACGTTTACCGTTACACTTAGTCATGATCTCGTTCACTAGGTGTGCATAGTTGATCTGCAACTCACCGCACCACTCCTTCAACGGTTTGGGTTTAACGTAAAACATCTTAGTGTCTGTTTCGTACCTAGCTATCAAACGTCCACGCGCGACTTGCTCAGGTATCACGTATTCGTCTAACCCGTTATTGTGTGTACCACGATTATCCACGGTGCTCTTAATCTGCAAGATGTAGCTAATGTTCTCACTGAAAAAGTCATCCAACACGTCATATACGGTGCCACCCATGTCGGTCATGTTGCGTTTGTTCTGCGCTACAAGATCCGTAACAGCCCACTTAAAGACCTTCTGAACATCAAAGTCGTGTAGCCCCGCTTTCTTAGCAATGAGTAGGCCGGATATGGTGGAGGCTATGGTTGCCGACCAGAACCTATTTTCGGAGGTCAGCTCTGCGAGAGTATCAACACGCTTCTGGACGTCCATAACAAGCTGTTGGCACGCCTGTAAATTCCTCATGATGTACTGTACGTATATGATTCCGGCGTGCCCGTAGTTGTTTAACAGGCCGCTCTCGAACGCATCGGTAGTTTCCTTGTCCTTTACCGAGTCAAAGATGCGGTCTACACGACACTCCAAAACCCGCTGTGCCTCTGCTTTCGGCATAGCCTTTGCCATGCTGATACGCTCCACGACGCTCGTGTTGGCGGTGTACATCATCAACAAGCTCCAGCGCCCACCCCTGTACCGCTCGACGTTTGCGCTCTGAGACATACGCCCACGCTGTTGTCCGCTCGTGCCTTGGTAGACAAGCTCTGACATTTGTCGTGGTGACATGTTGGTTATCTCATCGATGCCCGTAGGCAGACTGTGCATCACTTCAGCACGGTTCATCTTGAAGTTGTAGGTGTCGTCCTTCTGCAACACGAGTTGTTCAGGGTCTCCCCAGATGCCGGACGCGGCTAGCAAGAGAGCAGTCTTACCCACACCTGAGTCTTTGTTATAGAAAGACACGGTGCCGCAGTTGGTATTCAGGAACTCCATCAACGGACTACCAAACCCCATGCCAACTGCGAACTGCTGTAAGACGAACTTCTCATCGTTCCACAGTGCAAGGTTGTCACGCCATGCTTGGTACGTACCCTTGGACTCGAACGCTGGGAACAAACCCACAGTCTGATTAGATGGCGGATTGAATTCGATGTTGTTGTGCGTCACCTTCTGGTTACCTAGGATAAACGCACTCATACTCTCATCCGCCCAACCGAACTGTCGGTGTGCTTGATCTGCTGTGCTGGTGGCTTGTAACTCATCCACCCAACTTAATGTGTAGGTCATCAAATCATCCATCTTCTTTACAGTAACGCCCCGTGAGGATAGCGCTTTGCGAAACTCTTCTGTCGATGTGACAGCACTCATAGGCAGGGTAAACTCTCGCACCCCGTCTCTTGGCAGGTGCAGACGCATGACGATGGCTTCACCTACCTCAGGATCGTGTACACGTTTCACGACGTACAGATCATTGTGGTACAGCTTCTTCTCTTCAACATCACCGTCTTCGTTTTTAGTCCTGATATAAACGCCACCGTTAACGCCACGAACGTAAGGCGGTGGGTACTTCGGTATCTCATAAGTTGTTTTGGGTTGATTAGGAAGTTCGAGTGCCGGGGCTTCAACGTAAACACCTTCGTCATTGACCTCAGCTTCCTTGAGCCGTCTACCCAACAGAATCGGCGATTTTATCTGCCCCCACTGCGGACAGTTTGGACACACGTCAGGGTTGAACTCATCAAACTTTACGCAGGTATACGGACCCTTGATCTGCCTGAGCTTCTCCTGCGTGTCTTCTGGAGTGTACTCAGGGTGATTCTTAGAGATGACGTGCATCGCTTTGTCGCTGTCCACACAGAACTTTGCGATCGATAACCCTGCTCGCCAGAGAGGTTCGCTTGTCTCTTCTTGGTGCCGGATGATGTTGTATAGTTGCTCACACCCATCACCCCGTTGGGTCTTTACCAGAATGTCTTTGAACACATTTTCTTGGTTGCCCATCAGGTTGTGCATGGTCTGGCTCAACTCTTTGGGTATGTGTTTAGTGGGAACTGGTATCATGTCCCCGCCAAGCAATTCCGAGAATGTGTCAAAACCGACAGTCTCAACCCGCTCAACTAAGCCAAAAAAGCCTACGTCTGACGGCGGATTAGTTTTGAAGTTATGTGTGTCAGGAACTCTTAACACACGTGCGGCATCAGATGTGACTGCGGGGTCAGCAAGAAAGTTCTGTTTCGCGCACAATCGCTTCAGTCTTTCCGCTACAGGAAACCAATCTTCGTAGCAGACAGCTTCATCCAAAAACCAATACACGTGCACACCACGACCCGAGTTAACCATCGTCGGGTTCGGCAGTGAATTAGCCGTGCAGAACTTACGTAATTCTTTTATCGCATCTTCTTGGGATGCGAACTCTTTTGTTGGGCCACAGTCAAGGTCGAGGAAGAACGACTTAAGATGTTTTACATTATCAACTTTACGGGAGTTAGCTTCGTGAAACGTTGCTAGCCCGTAGTAGACGTCGTATCCCTGCTGGTCAAACTGCGTTGCGGCATCCACAACATCGTCGATAGAGCTATAGAATTTTTGTGTCTTGCGCTCTTCCGCCGATTTCGCCGCAAATATGCAATAGTGTCCCTCGCTACTTAACACCCTCTGTAAAAATGTTTTTGTATTCATGTTTCCACCCGTTGCGTGAGGCGCTACGGCAGAGACGTTTGTCCCCCGCCCTACCGTAGCGCGGTCCAATTATCTTTGTGACGACTAAATCAATCGTCCCAGTTATCGATAATTGCACTGAGGTCTTCACTTTCTGCGGGTGCTGGAGCGGACTTCTTAACAACTTTAGTTGGCTCCTCGATAGCAGGTTCCTCTGCTGGGGCATCAAACCCATCAAGGTCTTCTGCTACCGGCGCTGGCTTGCTAACTGCGAACGGATTTGACTCGTTAACATCAAAACCATCAACAGCGCTGAACGGAGAAACACTCTGACGTTCTGCTAGTGTTATTACCTGCACACCTCGCAGTCTCAAAGATACCCCTGCTCCCATCGATGCGCTATAGGGAACACCGACAACAGCGATATTTACTACGCTATCACTTGTTAACTGGAAGTCGTCAGGTAGCTTCTGCGTCTTGGCATCGTACTGCGCTGGCTTAATTGTCTTCTCACCGTTGTACGCGCCCTTGAGGTTTGCCTTGTAGGTAAACATACCGTCGTCCGTCTTCTTAAACGGATTCTTTATGTCAGGCCAATTGGACTTCTTGCGCTCGTTATAGAGAGCCTTCATGTAGGCGTACAACGAGCGAGCCGTAGCTTCATCGACCTTGAACTGTAGAGTGTATTCCGCACCATCATCCAGTGCGTCACAAGGAACTGACCGGTTCTCGGCGGTATCAAACCGATACGTGCGGTCAATCTTGGGGTAAATAGCAATTGCATTGCTGATAACGTGTTGCTCAGTTGACATGGTTAGTCTCCTTAGGTTGCATTCGCAGAGGTGTAGACAAAGCCGTCTACTTCTGCAAAGAGTTGCCCTTTGCGGGGCGGGTTAAATGAAATCGCTTCGTTGGCCTCATCGCTTTGTGCTAACGAGACAACGAGATCTAGCTCCTCTTCTTCGAGGGGACGGTGCGCTTGGAAGAACAGTTTCGGCACAGGGCTATTACGATCAAAGGCACAACGTGTTATCACAGAAATAACTGGAGTGCTGTGTGTAGATAGATACTGTGCATAGGCTTGCATCGGCATCTTGCCATCTATGACCCGACCAAAGATCGAGGTAGCTGGTAGTTGCAGTTGGTATACCTTATCAAGCTGTCCGTCTAAGACGACCGCTAAACGCTGTGCAAACCGACACGCTCGTCCACCACCTTGACCTGATCCTTTTATATTTTGAGGACAGTCCATACATCGAGATGCCTGTCGATCCTCCATAGGAACATCGGGTGACGGTTGAGTTGTGTCTGCTGACCAGCATGTAGGTGGTGCTGGGTTGTTCGCATCAAACGCATCAACGTAGTAAGAACGAGATATCTTGGCGGCGTTCAGGATAACAAACTTAATGTTGTCACCGTCTACCACTGACACCTGCTTACCACTATCGATAATGCGGAACGTCCCACCGCTTAAACTAATCCGGTCCATCAGACATCATCGTCGAGAGGAGCAGTAAACATGTCAGCCCAATGCTCATCAGATTGATCGACTTCTGCTTGAGCTTCCAGACCATCTGCCATTACCGTTTCAGCACTTCTGTTTAACGCCTCGTTAAACGAAACAACATTATCGTGCTGATTAGTCAAGGCAGAAGACACGTCGGCAATAGAGAAGCGATAGGTGTTACCTACTTTTATGTAGGTGTTTTTAGGGATGTGCCCTTGCCGCACCCAAGCCCTGATCGTTGATACAGATACAGAGAAGTGCTTGGACAGATCTTCGATTGGTACAAAAGGACCGTTCATGATTTTTTCCTTACTGAAATTGTGTATTCGGAATCCACATTGAGACCTTTCGGCACAATGTCGGGGTTCTCTTCAAGAAAGGTTTTCACGTTGGCTTGGTTCAGGCGCTTTTCCATAAACTCAGGAACCTCATGCTCAAGCACAAACTTGTGCATCTGCTCCCAGTCGCTAGTCCAGTACCTAGTCTTCACCGAACGGTAGAACAACCCTTCAGAAGTCTTGACGCTTTCAACACCATGCTCTTTGCAGTAATCGAGTAGAGCGGTCTTTACCTTATCCATTTGCTGGTTAAGGCTAGCCTCTTTCTCTTTGTACTCCGCAGACAGCTTGGCTTTTTCGTCACGGATTTTTAGATAAACACGCGTTAGCTTTTCTGCTAACCCTGCTACTTCTTCACTCATTTGAGTCTCCTACGCACACGACACAAGTGTCGGGGTTTTCACTCTACTTACACGTGATGGGCTAGTCAAGCAGTTCTTTATATAAATCGATCATTTTTGTGTGTACGTCTATTCTACTGTCTAGTAGTGAGTAAACACGCTTTTCTACGGGCGATCCTTGTAGCTGTACGACAGTACACTTATGATCTTGCCCTGATCGATGTACACGAGCGTTAGCCTGTGCGTAGGTCTCAAGTGAGCTAGTTGGCCCCCACCACACCACAGTGTTGGCGGCAGTTAACGTAACCCCATGTGCCGCCGCTTGCGGCTGGATGACTAACACACGAGGATCGTCTTGTTCTTGGAAGCGTTTGAAGATAGCAGTACGGTTTGGTGCTGACACGTCTCCACGTATAACCTCAGTTGTTATACCGTCCGACCTAAGTTTGTCAGTGAGGATGTCAATGGTGTGCTTGAACGGGACAAACACCAACACTTTCTTACTGCTCTCATCTATTACCTCTCGCAGTACCTTGTAGCGGTGCTTGATATCAAACTCCAGCGCCGCTCCATCGTCGGTGTAGACCGCACCAGAAGATATTTGTAGGAGCTTGCTCATAATAATAGCGGCGTTAGCGGCGGTGATCTCTTCACCTGCGGCTTGTATAACAAGTCTCTGTTTAAGATCTTTGTAGTATTTAGCCTGCTGTCGTGTCAGTTCTACCTCACGTTTAACGTACACCATTTCCGGCAGATCAAGACACTCTTCTTTGGTGAACCGTATGGCCGGTTGCAGTGCCTCGTATACGATCTGCGTGGCGTTCTCTTTGGGTAACCATTTAAACTGAGTCACCTTGTGCATCACCATGTCTCGGAACGCACTGAAGAATCGTGGCACACCTGCGGGGTTGACTAGCTTCGCAAGTCCGTACGCATCAAGGGGCGACTGTGCGGCAGGGGTACCTGTCATCAACCACAACCACGTCTTATCATCTAATAGTTTGAACAGCGTCTTCCAGCGTTTGGTCTGTGGGTTCTTGTAGTGAGTCGCTTCGTCAATGATGATGCAGTCGAACCCACCGTTACGAATCTCATCGAGGACAATCTCAACGCCATCGTAGTTTATGATGACGTACTCAGAGCCTTCGTTGATAATCTTCTTGCGCTTCTCTTTACTACCGTAGGCAACCGACACCGTGCGGTGCATCGCAAAACTAAACAAGTCATTACGCCATGCACTATCCATGATAGACAGCGGACATATTATAAGTACCCGTTGTATTTGCTTTTGCGTCATTAGGAAGTCTGACGCCCAGATAGCTGAAGCCGTCTTGCCCGTACCTTGTTCGTTGAAGCAGAACGAGCGACGATTCATAGTAAGAAAAGCGGCTGTTGTCTTCTGGTGGTCGTAGGGCTTGTACTGGCCGGGCCAGTTGTAACGTCCTTGTATAGGTGATGGGACGTTAATGTTTAGATTCTTGAGGGTGTGCGCTTCATCCACACCCCAGTTCACGACAACTTGGTTATCCGAAAGTTCCTGACTTTTCTGTACCGTCGTCGTTACTTTGTTTGGATTCTTCAGGCGTAATAAAAGCGCCTTGTTGTTTAATATTTGCACGTTGTTCTCCGTAAACGCGCCGTTCTATCGGCGTCACATTTTTACTTTTTAGCATCTCTAGTTGCCGATGCACTGACCTTACCATCAGAGGTAGGTCTTCTATTTGAAACTCATCAAGGCTGTTAGCAAACTCTACTGTCAAGTTCGCGGATACTTCGTCTTGTCGAAAGCCTCCTAACAACAGTAGACGCGCTCTTTCCCACACCACCAACGGGAAGGCCATTACTTGTTTCTCCGTGGTCCACGGCTCAGACGACCACCACCTGCACGGTTGCGGCTTCGACTCTGCACAGAGACGCCATCCTTGTTAGACCCACCACGAGACAGCGGCTTCTTGTGCGCTACATCTTTACCTTCGCGCTTATCAGCCTTGCCATTCTTGTTGGCATCTTTACCTGTCTTGTCCATCTTGCGGCGAGCACGCTGTCGCTCCATACGATCTTCGTGTTCACCCCGTGCCTTTTGTAGGCGGTATTCCTTTTTGTAGTTACGTGACATCTAATTACTCCCGTTGTGTACACACACTGTCACAGGACAGTGGCGCTTACATAATCCACTTGGTCGGGCGTTCCATACATTGCGTTTAGCGGCTGTCTGCATAATCGAATATATGTTCGTCCACTTAGTCCACAGCATACCCGCATCGGAATCGGCGTAGCTATCTTTTACTAGGTCATTACTCACGACGAACAACAACCCAGCACGTACGTGCGTAATCTCTGGGTAGTGTGCGAACACCAGCAACGCCATCAACTCTAGCTGTCCTTTGTCAGCGTACTTCGCACTCTTACCTGTCTTGTAATCAATTACCCATGCCAACCCGTCTTCTTCGTTAATAATCAGTAGGTCAGCAATACCTCGATACCACACATCAGCGTCGTAGAAACCACACGGTAACAAGTTCTCAGTTACACCTAGCTTCTCTTCACACAGCTTCGCGCCTTTCTTGGCGTTGAGCGAGTCGAGCATAGCCTCAGCGTAGTCAAACATTTTAGGGAGCGGAGTGCCGTCTCGGATGTATTCCTCAGCGGCGGTATGAAACGCATTGCCGTAGCGGATAGCTTCAGTCTCAACGAACGGATACTCTTGAAGTATCTTCTCGTGATAAAACTGTTTAGGACATTGCTCAAAGGCTTTTGCCTTGCTAAACGACCACGGCGCTATATTCACTCACAATCCCCATACGACTTGGCAGTACCACTTTCACAGTCAATGGGTAGCCCTGCCGCCCATGCCGGAACCTGACGCATACAATCTTCTATATATGCCTGTGCTTGATCTACCTCATCGTCGCGAACACATGCCACAATCGAGTCGTGAACCGTTAGCACAACGCGGTATCTCTTGCTGATTTGTAGCATCTGCTCACCAATTATGCAACGCGCTACCGCTTGGCACAGGTTCTCTGTCACCTTCCCACCGTAGATTCGCGTACGGCCTCGACGTGTCTTGTAGCTGTACTCCAGTCCGTTCTCGGTTTGTTCTGCTGATAAGTCGTTATACCGTAGCAACAACCCTGACGGTAATCTGACAGCGCGTTCCGATCCTAACACTTCCAACACACCAGCCTTACCTACCTGTACACTGTCGCCGTTGACCATCGCACGTATCATGTTCTGGCAGTTGCGCCACAGGTGGTTGATCTTCCAGTTCGACTCACGGTAGATGTTTATGATGCGACGAGCCTCGTCGAGTTCTACCTCAAATCCAAAGTTCTTAAGCTGTGCCTGAAACTTCACCGCGCCCATACCGTAGCCAGCGCCAAGGATGGTGGTTTTACCTACGAACCGTTGATCCTTGGTAACGTCCGCTTCGTCGCAACCATAGATCCTAGAAGCCATTTTCACGTAGACGTCTTCCCCTGCGTCAAACGCGGCGGTTAAATCATCCTGCTCTGCTAGCCAAGCTAACACCCGTGCCTCGATCTGTGCGCTGTCCGCATCAATCAGGCTGTATCCTTCGGGTGCAAGGATGCTCCGCTTTAACTTCTTACCATTTGGTCCACGACT